AAATTATCTGGTTTGTCTGCCTTCAATTTGGCAGTGGTTAGGTGCTCTTGAGCCTCTAACAGCTTATCAGCATCACCACTTTCGTAGGCATCCTTGTACGCTATTTTGGCCCCATTAAGCTCAGAGTCAACCACACGTTTGGCCTGATCTAACAGAGCTTCGCGTGTTGTACCCACATCACCCTTTAACGTCTTATTTTCTTCCAATAAGCGTTGGGTAAGGGCTTCTAGCTCTTGTCTTTCTCTGAAAGCGGCTTCTTTGGCCCTACGTTCGTCGTGGTATCCTTTACTGAAGTGCTTGATCCGGTTACGTACCTTTTCAGAGTAGCCTTCAAGTTCTTCATCCGTAACGTCAGTCGGTGGCTCAGATGGCTTGCGGTTACGATCAGCCTTTGGCGTATCATCCACAACCTCAATTTCCAGCTCGTCTGGTTCTGATTCAATTTCGACTTTAGGTTCGACTGGAGTATCCGCATAGTCGTCCGCAGTCTTTTTGCCAGAGATGTCAATTTCGACTTCACCTGAGTCTTCCACTTCAACAACATTTTTCTGCTCATCCGTGTCTCCTTCTTCTGGAAACTCAAATTCTACTTTTTGAAAAGGCATGATTATTCCTTACGCTCGTGTTACGCCAGCAGGGTCTGCTACAACAGCTTCAATAGAGTCATCATTCATCAAACGATACTCTAATCCACCAACCTTAAATCTTGTGCCTGAGTTGGCACGAAACATAACATAGTCACCTTGTTTACACCAAGGCCCACTAGGAAACCGCTCTTTGTCAGAGTACGCTTCTTCGCCCATATCGACCACTAAGCCGATAATCGACATGATATGTTCCTGATTCTTAATCGTGTCTGTCTTTAACAGGTTAGTCCCATCAAAGGTTTCTTCGATCTGCGGTAACGCGATCAACACCCTATACCCCACAGGCATCGGTAGTTGCGCTTCTAACTCATCCGTAGCTTCAACTGTGTCAACAGCTTCACTCATCGTCATACTCCAAGTTTCGCGAGAGGTCTTCTACATAGCCCAAACAGGTTTCGAGACCTCGAATCAAACCTGTGGTTTCCTTATACATGGAGAAGTCTTTGGCTCCTCCACCACTAAGAAATTGTAGTGCAGAGTCTTTATCAGACTCGATTCGTTCCTTTAGCACGTCTAAGACGGTTTTAGCCATTATTGGCCTCTATTGTTGTTGGAATCCTTTATTGTCTTTAGTAGGTCAAGATCTAATTTTGTGTTGTCCTTTCTTCTGTCTGAGGCAAGTTTAGCGCCAGCCTTCTGAGCGTCGATCTGTAGCTCTTGCTGCTTGAGTGCAAGCTCTGCCTGATCCATCTGGGCATCCTGCATGTTTTCTTGCGCTTGTAGCTGTAGTTTGGCCTGTTCGATCTGGGCGTCTGCCTGATCCTTAGCCGCCTTACGCTGCACTTCTTGCTGTTTGATCTGTAGCTCGGCCTGTTGCATTTGTACAACAGGGTCTTGAGCCTTCTGCTGTGCGGCTTGCTGTGCGGCCTGCTGCTGGTTCTGTTGTGTCACTTGCGTCCCAGCGGTAGCGATCAAGCGAGCTAAGTTGACTTCCATATCCTCTGGCAGTTCGGCATTCGGGTTGGGCAACGGTGCGCCCAGCTTTTCTTCCATCTGCTTGCGGTACTTGAAGCCAAGGTGCTCAACAATGTGAGCCTGTAGAGACGCCATGATGCGCTGTGCTTGTGGGTTTTGCCCGATTGTTGCTGCAATCATAGGATCTTTCATAAACGCTTGGTGCGCTGCTATGTGAGCATCGTGATCTTGATAAATAAATGCCTTCATAGGCTTACCATTCAGAGCGTTCATGTTCTCACTAACTGGATCAGTCGGACGTATATCGTCTTCTGTCGGTACCAGCTTCTCAGCGTTCTTGACGCCCAACACTTCGATCATCTGCCTGTGTAGCTGTGGTAGGTCGTAGATCTGAGGTGCTGACTGAGCCATCTGCAATACCGCTTGGTACTGCACAACGCGCTGGGCCATCGTAGAACTGTTTGGGTCACTGACTGGGATCACGTCTACTGACATGTAATCAGATCGGCGTGCAGACACTTCGCCACGGATCGGCTCGTATGCGTATTCCTCAGAGGCGTACTCTGCCATGATAGCTTTCAGGAGCTTAAACTCCTGCTTCATAGCGTAATGCACGCGGGCCTGTACCGCAGCCATAGGCTTGAGCGTACGTTCCAACAGGGCCAGTGTGGTGCCCACCGGAGCGTTAGCTGACATGTCTGAGATGTTCATGTCGCTGATAGCGCCCAGACGACGGCCCTCGTTTGTGATCTGATTCAACAGGGCTAACAGGGTCTGACTTGGCTCCTTGTATGGGAGCGGCATGATGTTGTCGCGGATGCTGCCTGACGGTACGTCTACATCCTTGAACTCCCCCGGCTCAATCGGCGTATCGTCGCCTTTGATGCGTAACCCACGAGCTTTCAAGCCCCCCGGCAGATTCGACAGTGTGCCTGCGTCCACTAGTTGCCGTATCAGCGATGTTCCAGCCTTAGCGTATCCCCCTATGATGTGGATAAGACCAAGCCCATAAAACCCAAATCCCGGTACATATACATAATGCACGAAGTGCTGGCGCTTCAACGTCAGCGAGTCTTCAGGGTTCCAGTTACGGCGTATCGCCAGAATCTCGTTTGTGCCACGCTCCAGCGTTACCACGTATGGTTTGGCGATCCCATCTTCGGAGTCACCTGACGCTTCAATAACCAGATCGGCGTGTATCTCGTATATAGAGTAGCGGTTGTCGTCCTGAATAGAGTAGCCACCCTCTTCAGCCTTACGCTCTTCAATGTCAGTGTGGTACGCCTGCGGGTCACCTAAATCTACGTCACGGTAGAACCCACTGACCTGTAGCTTCTTCATCTCGTTCTTAGTCTTACGCATGATGTGCGTAACACGTTCTGCTGTTTCAATGTGAGAAGCACCGTAGGGCACGACCACATCTTCAGCAGGGATATACAGGGCTACCTGTCGGCCTATGTTCGGATCAAAGTAGACCTTCTTGAACGCACTGCCAGCCAAGCCAAGGCTGTACAGTAGTCGCTCATGTTCTGGTCTGTACTCCACCATGCGCTCGGTGAGTTCGTAGTTCATGTCCGCTTTCACGCGCTTGGAGGACTCTTCCTTGTCCTTATCCTCTACGCCGATTATCTTGACCTTTACAGGGCCAGCGGCTGGGAACGTCTCAGACATAGTTTCCGCTTGGAAGCGGATAGCGGCTTCTGCGAGGACTGTGGAGTACACACCACATGCGCCTTCCCACGGGTCGGTACGTTCTTCGTACTTGAAGCCCAGCACGTCCAGACCCTTGACGAATGTATCAGCCCAGTCTTTGCGGCTGTCGATGTCGGCTGACACCAAACCTACTAGATCATCCGCTAACTCATTCAGGTCTGACTCTTCCATACCTTCGGCTAGGTTTGCATCGAAGGGCATCATGTCGCCCATGTCGGCGTCAGGTATGATTGTGATTTCGACGCTGCCGTCGTCTAGCGTCACCATCTCTGGATTGACAATATCAATCTCTAGTGCCGCCTCTTCCTCTTCGCCTGCATCAATGCCTTCAGGTGCAGCGTATAAACCTTTTTCTATAGCCATAGTATGTCTCTAGTAGAAGCCGCCCCGCCGCGACTTAAAGTATCTTGGTTCTTCCGGCTCATCTGTCGGCAGTCGTATAAACCCGCCCTGCCTGAAACGCATAAGAGCCATGACTGTTGAGTCAACTAAGTCATCATGGCTCATAAACGGAAATCCGGCAATCTCTTCAACTACCTCTTCTGCCCACCGTGTGGGAGGTACCCACACCAAACCAGACGCAACAATATCAGATACTGAGTTAAGACGCGCTAACTTATCACCTGATCCCCTGTGAGGCGTGTACTCTGAGACGGGCAGTCCCATACGCCTCATCTCCTGATACAGCGCCGTACCTGATGACTTCTTCTCCACAATGAACGCATCGGGTTCCCACTCAGTATACTCCTCCAGCGCCAAGTCCTTCAGCTCTGGGAACTCCAACCGCTTCTTTATACTGTTCAGCAGGATGATGTGGTAGTTGTCGTACTCTTCGTTGAGGAACACACCCCATGTAGTCAGCGCCGTGTAGTCCGCACGGTTGTGTTTCTCTGCCGCTGCGTCCAGTGACATGATTATGTACTCACATGACGGCGGACTGTCCTGCTCCCAGATCTGCCACCACTCACGCTTGACCAGCGCGGCCTCTTCCGCCGTGGGTGTCTGCTGATACTGCGCGTTCCACTGGAATGTAGGCATCGACGCCTTAGTCCGCAGCAGTGCCTCTAGGTCAAAGAACTCAGGCCACAGCGGTTTCTCGACAATCTCTTCCGTGTCCTCGTCCTCAATCTCCAGTATGGCAGGGAATTCGACCACCTCGTACTCATCCGCCCTGTCATTCTGCGTCATGTCGCGTATAACGCGCCCAGTCAGGTCATCTTGGTGCCATCGGGTCTGAATTATCGCCACACGACCTCCCGGCATCAGACGAGTACGCGCACCGAAGGTAAACCACTCGTATGCCTTCTCGAATACCGTGAAGTTGCCGTTAATTACGTCCTGTTCCGAGTGTGGGTCGTCCACCAACAGCAGGTCTGCGCCACGACCAGCCAGTGCAGAGCCAATACCGCACGCATAATACTCGCCACCGGAGTTTGTGTTCCATCTACCGGCTGATTTCGAGTCGCTAGCAAGCTGTACAGTGGAGAATATGGCCTGATAGTCGTCTGTAGAGATGAGATTTCGCACCTTTCGACCAAAATCCACCGCCAAATCAGTGGTGTGCGACACCATCATCACCTTTTTGTTCGGATTCCGCCCTAAAAACCACGCTGGAAAGAAGATAGAGACGAGCTGAGACTTGCCGTGGCGCGGCGGGATGTTTACACAGATGCGATCTTTGTCACCAGACTCAATTGACATCAACATATCCGCCAAGATCCGGTGGTGTTTGCCCACAATGTAGTCTGGCTGCATCCGTTTGCAGAACTCTATGAGGTCGTCGTACGCCGCCTCGTTCGTTTTGCGTGCTTCCAGCTCGTCTACGATGCGGTTTATCTCAATGACCTCCTCATCCGAGAAGGCGTCGAGGTTGTCCAGCATCTGCTGTACTTCTTCCTCAGTAAAACTGGGAACGGCCTCAGTCATCGTAGTCCTCGTCCTGCGCTACCTCGTCCGCAGCCGCTTCAACATCGTCCAGACCAAGCTCTTTCTTGAGGTCTAGCACTTCGCCGTCCAGCACTACGTCTTCGTAGTCGCCCTCTGCTATGTCGTCTGCTGGCTCGACCAGCTTCTCCAACTTACCACGTAACTTGTCACGTAGATCATCCGTGGACTGGTGCGTTATGGTCACCTCTGACTTCTCTGCGAACAGTCCTACGTCTGAGATCTTACCTAGAAGTTCCAAAGCCCGTATGCGTATGCGTGGATCGTCGTTCTCGGACTCTAAAAGAAGTTTGTTGGTAACTAGGTGCCGGATCTGGGTTGCGCTCTCTGCAACCGAATGTCGCGTGCTCTTGCAGTATGTTGTTTGTCAGATCCATAGAAGCGGGTGTGAGCTTCGCCGCCTTCTTCGCGGTGACCTTGCGGGAAGTCTTTTCGGGGTCGTCGGCATAAGACACAGCGAGTTTTGCCCCTACATCTTCATCTTCGGCTGTTGGTTCCAAGTCTAATCCATGCTCTGCCAGTTTCAGCCCAGTATTGCCCGCTGCTTCGCCGCCTT